TGATTAACATGTTAAAGCGTCACGAAGGTGTGCGTAGTCATGTGTACCTGTGTTCCGCTGGCTACGAAACCATAGCAGTTGGCAGAAATATAGCGGAGTCGGGGCTAGGTTTATCCGAAGACGAAATAGAGTTTCTTCTAAACAATGACATCAAACGTGTGCGCGAGGAACTCGAAGACACGTATTTTTGGTTTGCAGCACTAAACGAAGCACGGCAAGACGCTATGATCGACATATGCTTCAACCTCGGCCTCACGCGGTTGCGAGGGTTCATTAAAGCTTTAGAGGCAATGTCTCGCGAGCAGTTCGATATAGCAGCGGACGAATTCATGGACAGTCGCTGGAGCGAGCAGGTTGGTAACCGTGCAGTAGAAGTTACTGAGATGATCAGAACTGGAGAGTACCAGTAATGCCACTGCAAAAGTTCATATTCAACCCTGGGATCAATAAAGAAGGCACGGATTACACTGCCGAAGGGGGTTGGTTTGACGGCAACTTGGTGCGTTTCCGTAAGGGCTTGCCTGAGAAGATAGGCGGTTGGCAGAAATACATTCAAGCTTCGTATGAAGGCACCGGTCGGAAGTTACACGGGTGGGTTGATCTTGACGGCACAAAACTTCTGGGCCTCGGCACGCGGTTCAAATTGTATATACAAGAAGGCGCGAGTTATAACGATATTACGCCGATACGGGAAACCACCAGTGCGGGCGACGTCACGTTTGCTGCCACTGATGGCTCCAGCACGATCACTGTCACAGACGCCGGGCACGGTGCGGTAAATGGCGATTTTGTAACTTTTTCGGGTGCGGCTAGTCTTGGCGGTAATATTACTGCCACGGTGTTGAACCAAGAGTATCAAGTTCAAACCGTACCCACAGCCAACACCTTCACCATAATCGCAAAAGACACCAGCGGTGTTGAGGTCACTGCAAACAGCAGCGACACGGGCAATGGCGGCGGTAGTGTGGTGGGCACATACCAAATTAATTCTGGTTTGGACGTCTTTGTTGACGGCACCGGTTGGGGGGTAGGTACATGGGGTTCTGGCACATGGGGATCGACGACCTCTTTGGGTGATGCAAACCAGCTACGCCTTTGGTCTATGGACAACTTTGGTGAAGACCTAGTCTCCAACCCCCGTGCAGGCAGCATTTATTATTGGGATAAGACCGGCGGACTTAACACTCGCGCCGTTGCTTTGACCTCTTTAGCCGGGGCAAATTTGGCTCCAACAAGAGGCTTGCAAGTTCTGGTGTCTGACGTAGACAGACACGCGATTGTTTTGGGCGCGGACCCCATCAGTGGCGGCAGCCGAAGCGGTACTATTGACCCGTTACTGATTGCTTTTTCAGACCAAGAAAACATCGCTGAATGGGAGCCCAAAGCCACGAATACGGCAGGATCTTTGAGATGCTCTGCGGGCTCTGAAATTATTGGTGGTCTGCGGGCAAGACAAGAAACTTTGATATGGACGGACGTCGCGCTCTATAGTCTTCAGTTTGTAGGGCCGCCACTCACTTTCGGTCTGAATCTGGTAAATGAAGGCATTAGCCTCATCAGTCCAAACGGCGCGGTCAACTCGCCAAGTGGCATTTTCTGGATGGACAAGAAAGGGTTCTACTTATACAACGGTGCGGTGCAACCTGTGCCTTGCAGCGTCCATTCTTATGTGTTCGACGATTTGAATGAAGGCCAAGCTTTCCAATTCTTTGGGTTCCTCAACAAACAATTTGATGAGGTCGGCTGGTTTTATTGCTCTGCCGACAGTAACTCGATAGATCGTTATGTCGTTTACAATTACGTTGAGAACCTTTGGTCTATTGGCAACTTATCTCGCACAGCGTGGCTTGACGAGGGGATCGTCGCTTTCCCACGTGCTGCTGGTGTCAATACAGACTCGAACAACTGTTTGTTCCAACACGAAACGGGTAACGATGATGACGGCAGCCCGATGAGCAACGTCTTCATCGAGTCAGCAGATTTCGACCTTGGCGACGGCGAGGAGTTTCAATTTGTACGCCGTATGATCCCAGACGTGAAATTTACTGGGACAGGCGGCACCGACCAGCAAATGAACGTGGTCATGAAAACACGTAATTTCCCCGGCAGTACACTGACCACGGACCAAACAACCAGCTTCACGGCGACGACGACAAAAGTAGACATGCGGGCTCGCGCCAGACAAGTTGCGATCCGTTTCGAGTCCGATGATGACGCCGATCTGGCAAACCGGGTCGGTCTTGGGTTCCGCCTTGGCGGGACTCGTTTGGACCTGCAAACCAACGGGCGTCGATGAGTAAGTTACTTCAGGGGCGCTTGCCTTTCTCGACTGGTGAGAACGTCACAACCGGCACGTTTAACAAGGCTGTACGTTTATTGGAGATCAGTTTAGACTCTTTTGATCCAGACGCTACGCCGCAGTTTACTGCGGGACGAAGAGACGAACTGCAGTTTCAAGCAGGTGACATCATCTGGAACCTCACAGAGGGGGTGCTCCAGGTTTATACCGGTAACGTTTGGCAGAACATATCTTCTCCGTCTACGTCGGGGTTAAGCGCAACAGGTGGCATCGGAACCGTATCGGTAAGCACGAACGGCTCTGTTGTTGTAGATATCACATAAGCGTACGATCACGATATGGGACAAGCAGCATTTCAATACGACGAATTTGATGAGATTGAACCAATCGAGGTTCCTGCTGGTGGCATAGCCACTTTTTTGACCGCTACTGAGGGCTCTTGGGCCACTGACGATGACGACGCCATGCCTGATGCGGGTATTGCGTCGGTCAAACGCGTGGCTGATCAACTCGCGCAGTTTGGTCGTCACGAAGATGAATACATGATCCACGCTGCGGAAGGCGAAACCGTCATTCCGATGGAAGTGTTTCGCAAAAACCCGATTCTGAAAGAGCGTATCTTTGCACAAATGCGTGACATGGGCATCGAGCCTGAGCGTTATGTGGTAGGTAATGAGCTCAACTCTCTAAACCCGGTCACCGGGCAACCAGAATTCTTTCTAAAAAAGCTGTTTAAGGGCCTTAAAAAGTTTGTAAAGAAGGCTGTCACGGTTGTATTACCGATTGTGGGTGCTGCTTTCCTTGGACCTTTAGGCGCGGCTGCCGGATCAGGCATCGCAACACTGATTAACGGCGGTAACTTGAAGGACGCGCTTAAGTCTGCGGCTTTAAGTGGTCTGACTGCTGGGGTTATGAACGGTATCAGCGGCGGTATGTCTGCTGCTGGCGAGGGCGGAAGCTTTTTCAAAGGCTTCAAGTCGGGAGCTTTTGGTGAAGGAGCCTTCACAAGAACAATCGGCGAAGCAGCGACTGCTGGGGCTGATGCAATAACTCAAACGGTGACACCTCCTGCGCCGGTTGACGCGCCTGTGGCCCCCGTCACGGATGCGGAAGTTGCAAAAGCACTCGTTGAACCTGAGATCCCAGAGATTACCTCGATAGCGCAGCCTTCTAAGGTGCCTACAACACCAAGAAGTCCGCTCGATCCCATACCCCAGACAAGCGGCGCACAAAATTTGACATCGCGCTCGGCAACTCCGGACATAATTACAAGTGACACCGAAGCTTTGCGACGTATGGGTTTCAGTGATTCGCAAATACGAGATTATCAAGGGGGTACAGGAGCATCTACGACGGGCGCTGGCGGGGCTCCTGCGGGCGCTGGCGGGGCTCCTGCGGGCGCTGGCGGGGCTCCTGCGGGTGCGGGAGCAGGTGCAGCCTCTACAGCGACGTCCGTGCCGGTTTCTAGTTTTCGACAAGGCATTGATCGTTTGTTACCCGGTGGTGAGCTAGGTTTTGATCCAATTCGAGGATTCAAAGATGTCTTCATGCCTAGAGCAGGCCAAAGAGCAGCCGCAGAGCAGTTGGTCAAAACGCAACAACCCGGTTTAGCCGTCGGATCACCCAACTTTGAAGCGGCCGTCAAAAAAATAATGGACGCTTCAAGCAAGCCCGGTTTTATTCGTAGCTATGCACCAGCAATCGGCGGAATCATGGCCTTAGACGCTTTGAGTAGACAAGAACCGGAAACTTTCAACGTAGATGAGCAAGTTACGGGTTTTGATCTCCTCAGTGGCCCCGGAGGCAGTCGGTATAGATTAGGTGCGAATACCATGCGATTGCCTACAACGTATACGATCAAAGATGTATCCGACCAATATGGAAGCTTGGAAACGCCGGTTTACCAACCGCAGCCGCTTGGAGTTGCAGATGGTGGTGAGATCGAAAACTTCCCACGTATGGATGGGCGCATCGACGGCCCCGGAACAGAGACCAGCGACGATATCCCAGCGATGCTGAGCGATGGTGAGTTCGTGTTTACCGCAAAAGCTGTGCGTGGGGCCGGTAACGGCGACCGCGAAAACGGAATGAAAAATATGTACGCTCTGATGAGCAAGTTCGAGAGAATGGCGTAATGGCAGAGAATACAACCACAACACAGATTGTCCGCGAAGCGCCGGAAATAGAAGCTTTTAAAGCGGGGCTTTACCAAGACGCGTTAGACTACGTTAAACGGCTGCAGGGCGTTGACCCAATAACAGGTCAAGCTATTCTGGACCCAGAGACTGGTCAACCTGTAGGCGCGGTAGCTGCCCCAACCCAAGCCGTGGCAGGCATGACTGCCGACCAAGTTGCGGCAGGGGAGTTGATACGAACTGGTATAGGCGGCTATGAGCCGTATCTCACGGGCGCGTTAGAATCAACACAAGCGGGTCAGGACG